ATTGAAACTGGCGTGTTGTAAAGTCTTAATGCCTTACTGGGAAGTACTGTATATTCCCATGGGTCGCCTGATACTGGTAATGATGGGTCTTTTTTCCTGCGAGTCCACATAGTGTAGTCGAGGATAACTGCCTCTGCAGGAATTTTTGCTGTCTCAGCATTGTCCCATAAATTATGGTCCGGTGGTGCAGGATAATCAGAGGTATCGATAACAGTATCGAAAGTGTGGAATACGTGAAGAAAATCCCAGTCGAACCACTTGCCCTCTACGGAAGTGGTCGCTCGGATTATCCAGTTTACAACGCGTTTAAATTCGCCGGTCTGGCCTACAACAGACGTGAAAACGCCTGAGATGCCTGCGTCCTCAACCAGTTGTTCACATAAGTCAAAGAACGTAGTTGTAGCCATTTTTTACTCCGCGAGTTTGTCTAGCTTTTCTTGTGCTTTAGTGTACGCGTTTAATGCTTTAGTGTAAGCACCTTTTGAGCTTGCAGTGCCTTTATCTTCATTAGCAGCTTTGGCAGCCTGTAATTTTACCAACGCTACGTCTGCAGCTTTGGCGGCTTTATCACGCAATGTCTCAGTAGCGTCAGCGATTGTAGTATTTGTTTTGTTGCTCTCAGCTTCTTTGGTAAGTGGGTTTATGCACTTGCGTCGAGAGTCATAATAGAATGCACCTTGAGTGAAGCATGCGCCGGGCATATCTTCGATTACGCCGAAGCATTTCCCAAAGGGTTTTTGTGGATCGAAATTCATAGGGTCACCTTTTAATATATATTGTCGAACGCCGGTCGGTTGACACGCATTCGTCGGGTTGTGGATACGCCCTCTTCTAGCGAGCCTTTTTCAAAGGTGCCATCGTCAGAGCAGTTGTACATCGGACAGTCGTCAGCTAGGTTAGTAATCTCTTGAGAAATTTCTCGAGGTTCGCTATTTGTAGCTAAGACTAATTTGTGCATGCGTGGTACTGAGTGCATCATCTTTCTCCTAGTTATGAGAATCCGGGGGATTACTCCCCCATCTTCGCAATGCTTACTAAGTGGGTGACAACACCTAGAACCAAGCAATTGTTATACAAGTGAAGCTGATTATGTCCCGATACGGAATGAACCAGTTTTTTCTGAACGAGCCTGAGGCCGTTGACACTTGCTGACTTTCTCAGCGTTCTTCACACTACAGGTTGATGCATGGCTTAAGCCACTCACTACGCCTGCTGAATCACGCATAGAACCGCTACCGCCACTTGAAAAGTGAGTTTGGTTCTCGCCAGAGTTTGGGTTATGGTCTTTCATAGTCTAACTCCCAGTTAGTTTACGTCAGGGTGAAACTACAGCAATTACGCTGCAGAATCCCACTTCATGATGCGGTTTTGAGCTGCACCAGTTACGTTGTGAACAATACCGAAACCACCTAAGTAGTACCATGCGATACCACGGCTTCGACCGAAGTCAGTTGGAATCTTACCACGGATTTGCTCAGGCTCAACAATTGCTTCCGCAACAGTGTCAGCACCAAAGAAATAAACCGCGTCAGATACTGCACCTGACCATCCCTCTGAAGCAATGTTAGTCTGCTCAACAAAGCGGATGCCCTCATAGCGTCCAACTTCGCCGTTATAGATTAACGACATTCCAGATTCTACGTACTGATGAAGTGCTTCCAAATCATCTTTAAATGAACGTAGTGTGGTAGGGCGAGCGATTGCAAAATAATCGTCCTGATAGAATGGCGTGATATCACGTTCTTTCATCTGGTCGGCAATTAACTTCACGTGAGTGTTGTTCATTGCAATTGCGTTAGTCGCTGTAGGCGTACCAGTAGTTTCAACTACAATGGCTGATGCTGATGCACCGGCTGTTGCAGGAGTAACTGTAAGTAGCGTTGCGTCAAACTGTGCGTGAGCCGCAGTATCTAAAGTCTTACGAGCATCGTTCTTAAGAACTTTATTGATAACTTCTTTCACAGGGTGCTTAGACAAATCGTCAAGCTTCTTAGTGAACGGTACGCTATTACCATACTCAGTAACCGTTAAGGTTGCTTGAGTGATGACAAAGTTAGTCTCAGGCATAACATCAGTTTCCACTAATGAACCACCTGCAACTGCTACGTCGGAATATACATTCCAGTTGAAAAGATCACCTTTACCGTGTCCTTTTCCCTCTTTGATATCACAAAACTGACGGAACCGACTCATCGGTTGTAGTTCTGTACGGAGGTAATCAGATAGTTCATCTGAGTACATAAATCCGCCAAGATTATCGGTGTTCCATACTTGACCTGCCATGATAAGTTTCCTTATAAATTAGTTTGCCCTCTCCTTTCGGCCATCTTCTTGATTATATCCTCGCGAGAGGAATAAGCAGGAGCTTCAACTTTCGGTCCTCTTCGGACTGTCCGTGATTCAGGTGCTTTAGGAGTGGTGCGTTTACGTTCTAGTCGTGGGTCAACATTTTGTTGGGGTGATGCTTTAGTAGTCCCAGAAATTTTATCTATCCAACTTTGGGTCCGTCTACCTGCTTCCTTGAAGAAGTCGGTGTAGGACGGCTTGGTAGCTAAAAATTCTGAATCACGCTGCAGAGCCTCAGTAAAAGTATTGACACGTCCCAGTAACTCTGGGTCGTTAGTGATGTTTGAAAACTCGTCATCTGCCATGAACGTGTCATAAGCGGAACGTAGATTTCTGTGGTCTTCCATCTCAGCTACAGTCTCAGCTATTTGAGCTTTAACATTTACTGGGTTGGATTCTTGACGCGGTCTAAGAACTTTTCCAAGGACTTCAGCCGCTTCTGTCACATCACCGTCGTACACTTTCGTCAAAGCATCTTTCAATGCTTCTTGGGTATCTACAGCAATTTCTTGACTAGCATCTGGAGGGGTAGCTGTTTCGGTATGCTGTGCGATTAGGTCGTCATATTTCTTCTTAGTCTGAGTAGCTTCCCAAATTTTTTGGTCTGCATTCTCATTCTTCTGAATAGCTCCTATTGCTGCTGATACTGGCATTTCAACATCTTTGCCATTAACATTAAGCTTTAAGAACTGATTTCCATCACGCTCGATAACTGAAGTATCCGTCGTAGCGTCTTCTTTGTCAACAGGTTCTTCAGCCTTTTCTTCAATTGGCTCTACAAGGTCATCATCAGTATTTTGGTTGACCGGGTCGTCGTTATATCCGTTAGTACCCATAAAATCTTTTTGAGACTCATCACGAGCATCCGCAGAATTCTTGACCATATTGGCCATGGCTTCGGCTCTAGGGTCCGCAGGCATTTCATCTCCAAGCGTTTGAATGTCATCGCGCTCTTCAGCATTTTTGTGATTGTCTTTTGTCACATCATCTAAAACTTTACTCATTGTCGTCACCTATTGTTAATGTTAATTGTCGGATTGCTTCATCCCCATCACTTATAATTAATGCAAAAATTCGTTCTACTTCACAACAGACATCATACCGCCGTTTATGGTGATTAAGTTCTGTTGATTGGCTAGAAGCATACTCAGCACAAGATTTCATCGCAGTCATTTTCTCTGCGAGTAACGTCTTGCGTAGGCTAATGCCAAAGGATGTGGACAGGAACCGCTTGGCTTCTTCACTCGTCGCTACAACTTTCCGCAGCTCATCTTGAACAAACTCATGCTTACGATCATAAACCTCAAATTCTTCTTGAGTTAGTTCGTCACTTCCATACTTTTCAGTGTCACCTGCCATAATTAAATCCCCGGTTTGCCAGTGTTACGTTTATATTCCAATTCTTCTTGCTTGATTTTACTTTGAGATGCGGCGATGTCACGACGGTCTTTCGACTTTATGCCCTCACCATCCATCTTAGTCTGGCCTGAGCCTAGAGCAATTCGTTCTTTGGACTGCATTTCTTGAGTTCTGAGTTTATCCTCAATCTCAATCTTTCGCATGCCAACTTCTTTGACCGCTTCAACACCGGCCATCTTAGCTGCGTCAGTGCCTGCTTCAACGCCTTGCTCATATGCTTCTTGCACATCTTGCTCAGTAACTTTCTTCTCTTCTTCACCGGGCTTATTGCCTTTGATGAAGCGAGCGCCGTTCTGGAACCCGGCTGCTGAGAATATCTCTTTAGCAATCTCATCTCCATCAAGTCGCTCCACTTGGCCCGGGATATTAACCAGTGCATCAAGTGTGTATTTAATCATATCAATTTTCTTCTGAGGGCTAGTAGCGCCTAATCCGATATTGACATTGATGGTGAGCTTATCATTTAGAACGCTGTTTTTGATACTCTCAACGTCGTCCTGAGTAAACTCAGTAGGTGAACTACTTTCTTCTGCGTTATATTTGTAGCCTAATTTTTTAAAGGCTTCATCAAATGCAGTGTGAAAAATTACATCATCAGTTTCGTACGCTTGGATATATTGGATGAGCAATTCAAGTTGTGGCCTAACCCATGATTCAACGAATGTTCTGATATCAAATTCGCTGATAGCATTTGCTCCCTCAGAAAGCATCTCCATTCCACCAACTGTTTCATTGAGGGCGCGGTTGTTTTGGACGCTTCCACCCATGAAAGTCCCTGAGAGGTCATTTGATTCTGTTTCAAGACGTTCTTGCTCCCTATAACTTGAACCGGTCACATCCCGAGTATCAATTACTTTTACATCACGCTCTGGGTCGTCGGTTACAATGCCGCCACCGGGAACGCTCCGCATTAGCGACTCTAAATCAACTGCTGCACCACGTCTGATGATATATCGCTTATTCAGGCATAACTTGACGTTATCAGTCCTGAGATTTGCGATGTCGTTGACGCCAGTTTGTAGTTGTGAGATTAGCTCAGTTGTAGATGATGGAGAGAATCTATGTGCTTCAATCACGCTGAAACCGTACGTTAATGGGCGTTTGCCTGTATGGTACACGTCTTTAAGCGGAGTTGGCTGTGTAAGTAAGAAGCCAGTGCTCAGTGTCCAATAGACATACTCATCACCGCCGAGGCGCACGTAATTTTCATGGCACCAGATTACTTTAAATTCATCTCGTTCTTGTGCATCCGTTTTGTCTGGACGCTCATCACCCTCACGAGCTTGACGTACAGAATTATATTTGTCGTTGCCTACTGATAAAATTTCGCCAATGGAATATTTAATCCACTGTTGATTTTTAGTCTTATCGTCTTTGGCTTCCATCTTGGCCAGAATGTCATCTAAGTGCATAGGCACCAATCGGATTGCATAAGGGCTTGAATTAACTGGGTCTCTCCAATCACATTCAGGATCTAGAAGTAAATTCTCAGGCGGCAGCATCTCGATAACTGGCTCATCTTTAATCACTTCCATCTCAGTGACGTCTTCGTATTGAGGCTCGTCTGAGCTAAGAAGTGAACCGAGGTCGCCTAGTTCTTCACCTAGCGCATCTTTCTTGC